AGCTTTGAAGTAGCTGAAGAATACATACCAATATTCCAATCACTTTTGATAACTGTGTATGGAGCTTATTTTGTTGGTAGAACTTGGGAGAAGTCAAAATCAACAAACACTAAAAATGTGTAATTAATACTATATGTATAATAATTTAAATTAAATTAAATGAAAAAAGAAGTAACAAAAGAAGAACTACAGAAACTACAAGAATCTGTAAACAAGATTAACAACCTACAAATGCAAATCGGTGGGCTAGAAGCTCAAAAACACGAAACCTTACACGAACTATCAGGAGCCACCCAAGCTCTACAAAGCATGCAAAAAGAACTTGAAGATGTTTATGGTAAAGTTAGTGTTAATCTACAAACAGGTGAGATCACGGACCCAGAAGAAGTTCAAGATGCAGAAGTTGTTAAGGAAGATTAGTATAGGTAAAGATTATAAGAATGACGCCATGCACTATTCTGTTGGACAGGAAGTGTATGGCGGTCATACTATAGTTAATATCATAGAAGAAGAAGACAAGTATTCTATATACATACAAAAAGGAGATATTGTTATACCATGGAAAGATTTTAACAAAAACATGGCTATAGCTGTTGAATATGACATTGATTACTAATGAAAGGTATTTTTGATTTTATTGTTAAAACTAAAGACGGTAGATACAATAATGAAAAGAATATTGGTGATTCAAAACTTATACTTAATACGGAGCTAGAAAACTACAACTTTGTAAGTAGAATTGGTATAGTTGTAGGTGTTCCTAAAGACAACGATACAGGTGTTAGTATCGGTGACGAGGTTATAGTTCATCATAATGTATTTAGACGTTTTAAAGACATTAGAGGTAAAGAAAAAAACGGTAGAAGTTATTATAAAGAGGATTTATACTTTGTTTCACCATCACAAATATACGGTTACAAAAGCGGTTCTAAATGGGTTGCTTGTAAAGGTTTTAATTTTATTAAACCTATAAAAGAAAACAAAATGTTTTCAATAGATTTTGAAAAACCTTTAATTGGTATTTTAAAATTTAAAGATCCAAGTTTATCTGAAGTTGAACAAAATGATTTAGTTGGATTTAGACCAGGTATGGAGTATGAGTTTATTGTTGATAATCAAAAACTATATAGAGTACCAAGCAATCAAATTACAATTAAATATGAATATCAAGGAGACGAAGAGGAATATAATCCAAGCTGGACATAAAGCAGTTGAGGAGCTTATTAAAGTAGCTAAAGAAGCTATTGTTGATTCAGATGATGATTTATCAGCTGATCGTCTTAAAAATGCAGCTGCAACTAAAAAGCTAGCTATATTTGATGCGTTTGAAATATTGAATAGAATTCAAGATGAAGAAAATATTTTAGAAAACAAACCAAAAGAAGAAGTTAAAAAAGAGGCTTTTAAGGGATTTGCAGAAAAAAGATCTAGATAATGTACGAGCAGGATTTATATAGGATTGAAACCCCGATAAAAGCTAATACAATATCGAGATTAAATAAATCAAAAAAATGGAAGTATGGTTACAACAAAGAGCAAGACGTTGTTGTAATAAGCAAAACCGGTACAATTGGTGAAATATACAACATACAAGGTTTAAGAATAGCTTTACCAAAAGAACCTTCTAAAATTGATAAGTCTACAGACAAGTGGACAGTTAAAGAATATCCTAAAGAATTAAAGCGAATACAAAGTGTTTTCGACTGGAGAGAACAAAGCGAAGAGTTTCAAGAAAAGTGGGAGCCATATATAGATGAGCAATTCAAATATAGAGAAGAAGGTCATTGGTTCAACAATAACGGTGTTAGTACTTATATCACTGGCACTCACTACATGTATTTACAGTGGTCCAAAATCGACGTTGGACTTCCAGACTTTAGAGAAGCTAATAGATTGTTCTTTATATTCTGGGAAGCTTGTAAAGCAGATTCAAGATGCTACGGTATATGTTACCTCAAAAACAGACGGTCTGGTTTCTCTTTTATGGCGTCAGGAGAAACAGTTAACCAAGCTACAATATCAAGCGATGCTAGATTTGGAGTATTATCAAAATCCGGTTCTGATGCAAAAAAAATGTTTACCGATAAAATTGTTCCAATATCAGTAAACTATCCTTTTTTCTTTAAGCCAATACAAGACGGTATGGATCGTCCTAAAACAGAATTAGCTTATAGAATACCAGCCTCTAGGTTAACTAGAAAATCTATATCTTCAAAATCACAATTAGAAGAGTTAGAAGGTCTTGATACAACCATTGACTGGAAAAACACTGGAGAAAACAGTTATGATGGTGAAAAATTAAGACTACTAGTACACGATGAAAGTGGAAAGTGGGAGAGACCTGATAATATTTTAAATAACTGGCGAGTAACTAAAACTACTTTAAGATTAGGTAGTAAGATCATTGGTAAGTGTATGATGGGTTCAACTTCAAACGCTTTAGATAAAGGAGGTGAAAACTTTAAAAAATTATACAATGATTCAGATGTTACTAAAAGAAACCGAAACGGACAAACTAAGTCAGGATTATATTCTTTGTTCATACCTATGGAATGGAATTACGAGGGATTCATTGATTCTTATGGAATGCCTGTCTTCAACAATCCATCAGAAAACTGTGTTGACGTTAATGGAGAAGAAATCGAAATTGGAGTCATTGAACACTGGAACAACGAGGTAGATGGTTTAAAAGGTGATCAAGACGCTTTAAATGAATTCTACAGACAGTTTCCACGTACAGAAGAACACGCTTTTAGAGATGAAACAAAAAATAGTATATTTAATTTAGTAAAAATATACGAGCAAATTGATTATAATGAAGATTTACGTAATAGTAGCATAGTGACTACTGGTAACTTTCAATGGCAAAACGGTATTAAAGATTCTAAAGTTATTTTTATACCAAGTCAACAAGGAAGATTCAAAGTTACTTGGGTTCCTAATTCAAACCTACAGAATAATCAAATAAATAAAAACGGATTAAAATACCCTGGTAACGAACACATCGGCGCGTTTGGATGTGATAGTTACGATATATCTGGAACAACAGATGGTAAAGGATCTAAAGGTTCTTTACATGGATTAACTAAGTTTAGTATGGAAAATGCTCCACCTAATAGCTTCTTTTTAGAATACTTAGCTAGACCACAAACAGCTGAAATGTTTTTTGAAGATATTCTTATGGCTTGTGTATTTTACGGTATGCCAATTCTAGCGGAAAACAACAAACCTCGTTTGTTATATTATTTTAAAAGAAGAGGTTATAGAGGTTACTCAATGAATAGACCTGATAAGCTTTGGAATAAGCTATCTGTAACTGAAAAAGAAATAGGTGGAATTCCAAACTCAAGTGAAGATATAAAACAAGCTCACGCTGCCGCTATTGAAACTTATATAAACAGTTATGTAGGTTTAAAAGAAGATGGTAACTATGGTGATATGTATTTTAATAGGACATTAAATGATTGGGCAAAATTTGATATAAATAAAAGAACTAAATTTGATGCCGCTATAAGTTCTGGTTTAGCTATAATGGCTTGTAATAGAAATCTATATAGACCAGTTCCTCAAGCACAAAAACAAAAATTAAACATAAGTATTGCTAGGTATAAAAATAGTGGTACATTATCCGAAATAATAAAATAAAGTATGGCTGAGTCAGTTGTAAAAAGTTTTTTTCCAAGTCAAGTCGCTAGCGATCAAGAAAAGATGTCTAGTGAATATGGGCTTAGAGTAGGTAGAGCTATTCAAGATGAATGGTTTAGATCTGACTCTGGTGCTACTAGATTTAAAAGTAATCAAAACACTTTTCATAGATTAAGATTGTACGCTAGAGGCGAACAGTCTATACAAAAATATAAAGATGAATTATCTATTAATGGAGATTTGTCTTATTTGAATTTAGATTGGAAACCTGTACCTATCATACCTAAGTTTGTTGACATATTAGTAAATGGTATGTCTGAAAGATCTTTTGATATTAAAGCATATTCTCAAGACCCTTATGGTGTTAGCAAGAGAACAAAGTACATGGAAGCTTTGATAAGGGATATGCAAACAAAAGAATTAAATGAGTTTGCAGCCGAACAGTTTGGTGTTGATTTATTTGAAACAGATCAAGAACAATTACCTGATTCTAAAGAGGAGCTTGAGGTTCATATGCAGATGAGTTATAAGCAACAAGTTGAATTAGCTGAAGAGCAAGCTATAGCTACTTTGCTGCAAGGTAATAATTATGAGTTAACCAAAAAAAGAGTTATATATGATTTATCTGTTTTAGGTATAGGTGCTGTTAGAAACATGTATACTAACGCTGAAGGTGTAACAGTAGATTATGTTGATCCAGCAAATCTAATATGGTCATATACAGAATCTCCTTATTTTGAAGACGTATATTATGTCGGTGAAGTTAAGAGTATACCTTTAAATGAGCTTAAGAAACAATTCCCAGAATTAACAGATGAAGAATTAGAGTCTATATCAAAACAAGGTTATCAAAATAACGGTTTTTACGATAGAACAATAACTAATTACGATCAATCAGATTCTAACACTGTTCAAGTTTTATATTTTAATTATAAAACATATATGAACGAAGTTTACAAGGTTAAAGAAACAGCTACAGGCGCCTCTAAGATTATAGTTAGAGATGATCAGTTTGATCCACCTTTAGAAGATTACGAATATGCTTATGGTAAACTATCAAGATCTTTAGAGGTTTTATACGAAGGTGTTTTAATACTAGGTACAGATAAACTTCTTAAATGGGAGATGGCTAAAAACATGATGCGACCTAAGAGCGATCATACTAAAGTTTTAATGAACTATAATATAGTAGCTCCTAGAATGTATAAAGGTAAAATAGAATCAATAGTTAGTAGAATAACAGGTTTTGCTGATATGATTCAATTAACTCACCTAAAATTACAGCAGGTGATGTCTAGAATGGTACCAGACGGTGTTTATCTTGATGCTGATGGATTAGCTGAGATTGATTTAGGTAATGGTACTAATTACAACCCTCAAGAAGCATTAAATATGTTCTTCCAAACAGGTTCTGTTATTGGTAGATCAATGACTCAAGAAGGTGATATGAATCCTGGTAAAGTACCTATTCAAGAATTACAATCAGGATCAGGTGGAGCTAAACTACAAAGTTTAATAGCCACTTATAATTACTACTTACAAATGATTCGTGACACCACTGGTCTTAACGAAGCTAGAGATGGTAGTACTCCAGATTCAAGAGCTTTAGTAGGTGTTCAAAAACTAGCAGCAGCTAATTCTAACACAGCTACTAGACATATTTTAGATGCTAGTTTATTTATAACATCTCAATTGGCAGAATGTTTGTCTTTAAGAGTTTCAGATATATTAGAGTATAGTCCAGCAAGAGAAGCCTTCATACAGAAAATAGGTGGCCACAATGTAGCTACGCTAAAAGAAATGGAAGATTTACATCTTTATGACTTTGGTATTTTTATAGAGCTAACGCCGGATGATGAAGAAAAAGGTATGTTAGAAAATAATATACAGACCGCATTGTCAGCTGGTTTAATTGATTTATCTGATGCAATAGATATTAGAGAAATAAAGAATATAAAACTAGCTAATCAAGTTTTGAAAATACGTAGAAGACGTAAATTAGAACAAGATCAAATGATGCAGCAACAAAATATTCAAGCTCAAGCAGACGCAAATGCTCAAGCTCAACAAGTTGCAGCGCAAGCTGAGATGCAAAAGAACCAAGTCATAACATCTCAAAAAGCTCAGTTAATGGAAATGGAAAATCAATTCGCTTTGCAAAAAATGCAAGCTGAAGTTGAGGCTAAAAAAGCTCTTATGGCGCAAGAGTTCCAATACAACATGCAATTAAAAGGTATTGAAGTTCAAGGTAAAAAATCACAAGAGTCTGAAAAAGAAGACAGAAAAGATGATAGAACTAAACTTCAAGCTACACAACAAAGTGAATTAATAGAACAAAGAAAAAATAATACCCCACCTAAAAACTTTGAATCAAGTGGAAACGATATACTTGGAGGTGGATTTGACTTAGGTTCTTTCGAACCTAGGTAATAATAATAGTAACATTTATATAATATTTTATCATGTCAGAAAACCAAAATGAAGCTGTTGAGCCTCAAGTTGAGGAGCAAGAGCAAGCTACAGCTGAAGCTGTTGAAGAGAACAAACCAGTGTCACAAAGTGATGATGGTGTAATTAGAGTCAACTTAGGTGAACTCAACAAACCACAAGAAGATGCCGTTCCAGAGCAAAAAACAGATGAAGTGGATGTTGATCAACCAACCGCGTCTAGCGAAGAAGTGGTTGAAGAAATACCACAAGGGGAAGAGCCCGTTCAAAATGAACAACCCGTTCAAGATGTAGAAGAAAACATACTTGAAGAAATAATAGAAGAGCAAGTTGAACAAGCTACAGAGCAGTTAACTGATGACGTTGCTGATGCTATAGCTGAACAAAAAGAATCTGGTATTGAGCTTCCTGAAAATATTCAAAAAGTTGTAGACTTTATGAATGAGACAGGTGGATCTCTTGAAGATTATGTTAAACTTAATACTGATTACTCTTCTTTAAATGAAAATCAGTTGTTAAGAGAGTATTACGAGTCTACTAGACCACATTTAGATAAAGAAGAGATTGATTTTTTAATGGAAGACAATTTTTCTTACGATGAAGATCTAGATGAAGAGAGAGATATACGTAAAAAGAAAATAGCTAGAAAAGAAGAGTTAGCAAAAGCTAAAAACTATTTAGATGGTTTAAAATCTAAATATTACGAAGAAATAAAATCTGGTTCAAAGTTGAATCCAGATCAACAAAAAGCAGTTGAATTTTTCAACCGTTATAAAGAAGAACAAACTCAAGTTCAACAAGAACAAGAGAAACAAACAAAAACATTTTTACAGAAAACTGATAGCGTTTTCAACCAGGATTTCAAAGGTTTTGATTATTCTGTCGGAGACAAAAAGTATCGGTTTAAAGTAAAAGACCCGAATGGAGTTAAAGAAAATCAAAGTAACATCAATAATTTTGTCAAGAAGTTCTTGAACGATAAAAATGAAATGGTGGACGCAAAAGGTTATCATAAATCTCTATTCACGGCAATGAACGCTGATGCGATCGCTAATCACTTTTACGAACAAGGAAAAGCTGATGCGATGAAAGATAGTATAGCGAGATCAAAAAACGTAGATATGAATCCTAGAGGATCTCATGAAAAAGTTACTGCGTCTAATGGTTGGACTGTTCGATCTGTAACAGAAGGTAGCGTTAGTGGTTCAAGGCTAAAAATTAAAACAAGAAAATAATTTAACATTTAAAACTTAAAAAAATGGCAGGATCATTTGCAACGTCGCCAAGTACATTGGCGAACTTAAGTCACTTAACCCCGCGTCCTGTAAAGGGCTTGTTTGGTGACAATTACCTATCTGTAGCGGATATGGATTTTACACAACAATTTCTACCTGAAGTATACGAAAAAGAAGTAGAGCGATACGGAAACCGTACAATCGCTGGATTCTTGCGTATGGTTGGGGCTGAAATGCCTATGGCCTCTGATCAAGTAGTATGGTCTGAGCAAGGGCGATTACACATTGCTTATAATGATGTGGTACTAGTTGATGCAACTAATTTAACTTTTCCTGCAGGTCACTTGATCGGAAAAGGTATGACTATTATTGTATCTAAAGGTTTCACAACTGAAAAAGCTTATGTAGTAAGTGTTACTGGAACAAACGTAGAAGTAGCTGCTTATGGCTCTGAAACAGGTTTAACAGTTACAGGATCTGATATAAAAGTATTTGTATATGGTTCTGAATACGCTAAAGGATCTCAATTGGCTGGAAATTCAGTTGATGCTTCTTTCACTACTTTCAGCAACAAACCACTTATTCTAAGAGACAAGTACTCTGTGAATGGTTCTGATGTTGCTCAAATCGGTTGGGTTGAAGTTACCTCTGAAGCTGGAACATCTGGTTACCTTTGGTATTTGAAATCTGAGCA